CCTCCTGAATCAGCTTTTTCTGCTTGTTGGTGTAATCAATACCTATATAGTTTTCAAGCACCCGATATTCATCCAAGCCATCAACTGGACTCATACCAATACGATCTCGAACCTCATTTCCGTTAACAAATCCACGGTCTGATAATGTGCCGAATACATTGGCAATAGTCTGCAAATCCCAATCCATTAATGACAGCGTGTTAAATTTCAAATACCACTTAGGATTGATGATTAGTTTCTTTGTAAGTTCCTGAGTGATACCCAAGCAAATAGGTCTGACTTTGTTTTGTATAAAGCTATTCCAAGCCGCTTGGTTATACTCACCGACACCCAAAACGAATGGCGGCACTCCAATGATTGAAGCGACCGCCCTTTTATCTAATTGAACCATATCGGAAATTGCTAAATCTGACAGAGACAAAGGACGGACTTCCTGAACTTCGAATTGTTCTGCTGGAATAATCCAAGGCGCTCCAGCTTCTCCGCTTTCAAGGTAATCTTCCCGTAATTTTTCACGTCCAGCTTTGCTTGAAAACTCTTCCGTCATAGCATCGACCTTAACAATGAGTGACGGTTTCCATTTCGACTCCATGAAACCTTTTTCCGTTGCCGATGCTTGCTTGAGATTCTGCGCAACATCCTTTAACGAGACTTGCAGCCCTCGACCTTTCCACAAATAAAACTTGTCGGGATTATGGACAAAATGAAGTGTATCGCTTGGGTCTCTCGCAATGCCATCAATCAAGATTTTATAATCTCGGTAACTTCCGCCCACTGGCATGAGTGATACCCTTGATGCTGCAATAGGTTCGAGTGATTCCAAATAGCCTTGATAAGTATGAGGGACTACAATCGAGTTTCCCGAACCGTAAAGCAACAGGTTCATGATAATGGATTCCATCCATACTTTTCGAGTCATTGTCGGCATCGGATCAATATCAATCTTCCGGGATAGCTCATTTACTATCCTGACATCTCCCTGCGCCGTGTTGCTCATCAGGTGGATTGTCATCGAACCGATAAGCTCCGCAATAGTCCGGCAAGCCGTCATAATTTCCGGGTTATGGTCTAAGGACGTATATCCACTAACACAAATTGAATCACTGTTCGAAATCAGAAAACCAATCTGTGAATTTGATGTTCTTTTTTGATAAATCTTTCTATTTTTCTTTTTGCTCATTTCCACCAATCCTCTGACTTCTTAGCGTTTTCCAAGTCAATCAATAACGCTCGTGTTGCGAAAACCGAAGCGTCAAAAATATCTATACGCTGATTCGGAGTGACTTTTTCATACTGGATCATATCGTCAGTTTTTTCTACAGCTCGGACATTTTGGACGCAATATTCGTAGGCTTCGGAATGTAAGTAATAAAACTTTCCATCCTTGACCATTTTTTCGATATATCGGAATCCCTCGGATTTTGCCCAGAAATACTGCGGAGCATCGTCCACATGAAATCCGGCTTTTTTCATTTCAATAAAATACTCACGAGCGAATTTTTTGTCATGTGCGACTCGCTTGATCTTGAACCCCATGTGCTTTAGTTCCAAGAACCAATTAACAACGTCGGAAGTGTTGACGGTCGGAGTATTGCACATATCGAGCCAGCCATCATCTTGCCAACCAAACAACGGGATTCCATCCTCATCAGCTTTTTTCGCCGCCATTACTACCGGAAACCATGCATGAGTTATCGCAATCATGACATCGTTATACATGCCAACAATACATGCTGATGTAAGATCATGGAGCTTCGACAAGTCGGCTCCACCATACCAATTGATATTTAGCTTTGCCAATTCCGACAGCGTCCAATTATAAGCGCCATCGGATTTTCTAAACTCATCAATATCAAAATAAGCCTTAAGCGCATTGGTAAACCTATTAAGTGACTTTGCTAAAAAGTCCTTGCGCTGTTGTGGGTCGTTTAGTGCCTGGAGGGAATCGTTCAGAATCTCTTGCGGCCTGATTGTAATTCCGTAACCCGGATTAGCCATCTCATGGATAACTGGATTCGTATAATCAATATCGCCGTTCTCATCCTCATCGGCGCAAGCTATAAAAATGAAATACTGTTCGTCCTTGATAGTTCCGTCGAGAACCTTTCGGCAATACTTTAATCGCTGACCTAAAAAACCCTGTGCATTGTCTCCAGCTGTACTGATTCCGATAATCAACTTGTTTGTATATGCTTTCATGGCTTCTTTAAACAAGTTGTATTGTTTAGGCTGTTTGAAAGCATGAATCTCATCAACAATAGCGATGTTACAATTCAATGAATCTTGTGCATCCGGGTTAGCCGCTAACGCACGTATAAAAAAAGAACCCTCACCGATATTACATTCGATAGAGTGTTCGTTGTTATTATCTATTACTTTAACTAAACCGCCCTTTTTCCCTCGGACTTGTTTTTCACCCATGCGATCAATATTGTAATCGAGGAAATTAAAAGACTCTAATGATTGCATCAATGCCGCCGCCGCAATATAGCACTTAGCGCCGGAGGATTTATATAAAAGAGACAAACTCCAAGCAAGCGCCGCCGCAAAACTGGTCTTGGCATTTTTTCTAGGAATAAATATCAAGGCTTCATGGAATCTAACAATGTCAGTTCCTTTAAGCCTAAAGCCTACAAGGTTATAAACAATGAATCTGTGAAAATCCATTAGTATAAACGGCTTTCCCCTCATCGGAGTTCCGTCGATTGCTTCACCTTGCTGATGACACAATGTCGACTCGATAACCTTGATGCAAAACTCGGGAGCATAATGATCTATTTCATAGTCAGGATTTTCCAAGTCCTTAAAGAACCTCTCAACCATTTGTTTCTGCTCTTTGCAAGCTATTTTTCTTCCGTCCCTTATTCTATTAGCGTAATCAAGAACTTTGTCCCAGTTCTCGTGCAATGCCATTTAATGCCCTTTCTAATCCCGAAACATCGGAAGTCGATTTAATCTCTAAGTCTTTCAATTTCTTTAATCCGGCTGGTGTAAGTCCTAAGTCTCGCCAATAAGCTAATGCGTCTCGGTTCAAATCATTAATAAGTCGGAGTGCCGGATTCTGCTCGATGTTTGCGTTTCCGCCTTTGTTGACGTGCTTAACTAATGCCTTTGAACCGCTCGCCTTATACATCTGCTCGGTTTCGTCACGCCGTTCAAGTATCGCCGCCAATGTCTCAATGACAGGATTGAACGGCTCTTGATATGTGCCTACGTCCTCGCACGACTTCACTATTTTTTTAAACCATTCTTCCTGTGTCATAATCAAAACCTCAGTAAATGAAATATTGTTACCTTGCGCCAGCGTTTATAAAATACGTTATTAATTCTGTCATAAATCCATAGTTTCATTTTGATTTAAAAGCCGTGCTTTCTTGCCCGTGAAATTCTCCCAGCGCTGAATAATTACATCACAATACTTTGGGGATAATTCCACAATAAAACATTTTCTATTTATTTGTTCGCAAGCAATCACGGTCGAACCGCTACCCCCAAACAAATCAAGAACATTTGAACCCTCATTACTAGAAATTAAAAGCTCGTTTGTTATTAACTTGATTGGTTTCATTGTCGGATGTAATCCCGTTTCTCTGTTGTATTCCAAACAGCGTGAATAACTTACTCCATTCAATCCGCCATTCCATATAGCATTTTTACGGAATAAACACAAATATTCGATGTCAGGATAATGAGAACCGCCGATTGGAATTGCACCCGGCTTTTTCCATACCAAAACATTGTAAGAATATTTATTAGCAACCGCCCAATCAAGATATTGTGGAAGTAGCTCTTTATTACAGAAAACATAAGCGTTCATGTTTCCATCAAAGCATGACGGGAGCACGTTTAAAAATTCTGTCGGTTCAAAGTCGGCAATGAACTCAATGTCTTTACCTTGTTTGCGCAAAGCCTTTCCGACCTCACCCTTGCATCCGCCGTCTGTAATAATGTTATATGGTGGATCTGTAAAAACTAAATCAATCCGTTGCCCCCCCACAAGTCTATCGACAACATTTATGTCGGTTGAGTCTCCACAAATCAAGCGGTGCTGTCCAAGCTCCCACAAGTCACCGAGTTTGCAAACCGATTCCGCAGGAACGTCGGGAACTTCGTCCTCTTGAATGTCTGTTGCATCAGCATCAAACTCACTCAGCTCGAACCCAAATTCCGACATATCAATGTCAGTAATCTCTTTAAGCTCTTCACCGAGTAAATCCGCATTCCATTCAGCCAGCTCACTAACCTTATTATCCGCAAGCCTAAAAGCCTTTATCTGTTCTTCTGTCAAATCATCAGCGACAACGCACGGAACTTTATCAAGACCTAACTTCTTAGCCGCCAGCAATCTTGTATGTCCGGCAACGATAACATCATTCCCGTCAATGATTATCGGACATTTAAACCCAAACTGCCTTATGCTCTCAGCGACAGGCCCGACCGCCGCTTCGTTATTTCTCGGGTTCCTATCATACGGAATCAGTTCGCTTAAATCACGATATATTATTGTTAAATCGTTATTCATTTTAACCCCCTTAGGTTAATAATTTCCGTAGATTCGGAAACGTCTCCCCACGCCGTAGTCCATCCGCTTATAAAAAAACGGAATCGAGGCGGGGGATACTTTATGCCAATATTTTATCGGATTTGATTGAATTGCATCTTCTGTGTGCAAGCTTCACATTATCCCAAGAGTGCATGCCACCTTTTGATAACGGAATAACATGGTCAATAGATGGATACCATTCACCACATTGCTTTTGATTGCTGTCTATGATGTAATCATCCCAATTGCAAAGCATCCCACAAATATGACACAAACCTCGGTCACGTTTATAAAGTGATTCCAAAGTAATATCCTTATCCACCATCTGAGTCATTATCTTTATGCGGCGATTTGTTTCTTTCTGCTTGTTGTATGCTCTTTTGCGACACGTCTCTGAACAATATTTTTGATTGATTGTTTTAGTACCGCAAACAATGCAAGGATGTATTTTCTTTTTGCGTTTAGCTTCGGCTTCACGTAATTGTTTTTCGTGCCTTTGCTTTTTACGTTCTAACGCTTCCGCCTGACGTATCGCCTTTAATCTTTTATTTTCAATTCTCTTATTTTCTCGCTCTTTATCATAACAGCAAGGACAACGAACTCTTCCATTTCTTACACTAATCATGGAACGTGTAAAAACTCCGCCACATATTGTGCAACGCAAATCCACCATATCATCACAGCTTATAAAATTATCGTAATATTCGATATTTACTAAGCATTCTTTGATTCGCTGTTTTACATGTTCTATTCTGTCAAATTT